GCCTCTTTATTTGCGCGGGTCTCCGCTTTTAGGAGTTCGTCGATAACCGACTCCCCTTTTGCGAGGTACTTGTCCCACGCCTCTTGTCCGTACTTCTCCCGGATGAGGGCGGCCGTTGCCTCGTCCTTCGTTGCCTCGGCGAAAAGTTCCCGAAGTTCGTTTGCGTCCGTTGCCGCTTGCGCGTTCTTCGTGGCAAGGTTGGAAAGGATGCCGCTAATCTTGGCAGACAAGCCGGTGCCTGCAAGATTGTAGTCTCTATCCATCCAATCCTGGATTTTCTGCCGGTAGTTCTCGAAGGCTTGGAATTGGTCCTTGATTGAATCGAACCGTCCTTTCACGGGGCTTGGGGCCAGCAACTCGCGGATGCTCTTTGCCGCAGTCTCACCAGCATCACCGTAATCCGTCAACGCATCGGCTATCTCGTACAACTTCCGCTTGAGATTGTCACCCTGGAGCAATTCCTCGCGGCCAGGATAGAAATCCTCAAGGAAATCCTTTGCGCTCTCCTCGCTCAAACCCAGCTCCTTGAAACGCTCAATCCATGTGTAGAGTTCCTTCAAACTGTCTACCTCATCCTGTATGTCCTCCGGGATTCTCCCGGCGGCAGACGATGCGCCAGCACGGGCCTTCTCAAGCTGAATACCGAAGTCATCGGCAATCTTTTCGATAACTTGCTGGCGGTTCTGGAGCCGCTTGACATCTGCCTCTTGGGCCGCAAATGCTTTTTCGTCAATATCCTGCCCCTTTTGTTTCTGTTTAAGGAACTTCTGGTAGACGGCATCTACATCGGAAAGTTCGGACTTCGTTTTCTCGTAATCCTTACGGAGTTTGTCAAAATACCCTGTCTGCGATTCGCTCGCTTCCGGCAAAAGGTCCTTAACGCCCTCTCCGGTCAGGAAACCAGAAACCCGGGCCTGGAGCGTCGACAACTCACCGCCGTCAAGCGACGTGAGGATCTTGTCAAGTTCCTGTATCTGCTGCTGCCAAATACCCGGCTGGCTCTTGGCTTTCTCGTCTTTCTCGAAGTTTGACTTCTTAATCCTGACATATTTGACGTACAAGTCCTCAAGGGCCTTCTCCGTATCCTCCGTTGCCATGTTAAGGTCGCGGATCTTCTGCTGCTCGTCCTTATACCACTTCTCGGTGTAAGATTGCAGACGATCTTCGGCCATAGAACCAAAATTGGAGGACCCGTATTGGGTGTCCAGCACCTTGCTGAACTTGTTTGTCTCAACAGTCACTTTCCGCAAGGCGACGCCATAGTTGCCGGCGGCCTCCTCCAATTTGTTCCACTTGTAGGCGGAAACATCCAGCTTGTCGCTATCGAAAAATGATTGAAAAGCATCTTCAAAAGCCAAAAAGACATCCCTATCCGGGTTGGCGGCAAGCCTATCCCTAAAACTCTGGGCGAAACTCTCCGCGGTTTTCTCCGCGATGCCGGCATCCGCCATCCGTTCCAGGAACACGGACAAGGTGTCTTGTACCTTTTCTCCGTACTCGTCTTGGATTTTCCTTGACCCCTCCTCTTGCGCATAGGCCCGCATACGTGCATAGATGGCGTTCGTCAACTCGCGTTCGAGCCTGGTCAACTCTGCCAAAGATGTCTGCTCGGTCAACAACTTCGGAAGATACTCTCCGTATTTCCTATTGATTTCCCCAATGACATCCCGGTATCGCTGACTACCTTTCGTAACGCCGTCAAGGCTTGCGACAAGGCGGTTGTAATCGTCCACCATCTTCTCGCCTTCCTCCACGTGTGTGCGCCCAATTTTCTCCAGCTCCGTGCGGAATTTCCGGGCATGGTTTGTGGCAACGATAATGGCCGTTGCAACCGCAGTAATGGCTCCAGCCACAACGGCGGGCCAACTCAACTTCCCAAGTGCCTTTTGGACCGTGTTGAATGCTTTGGTAATGCCCGTCAACCTAATCATTTCCGCACTAAACGCCCTCATGGTCTTAATGCCAGCCATCATATTCGCCCGACGGGCAATTTCAAGGGCGTTTATCACAACAAGGGCGGCACGGTAGGCACCATAGGCCGTAACAAGGCTCATCAAGACGGCGCCTATCTTCTGGTAGTTCTCCGCTATACCGCGGAGAATATCAACCGTACCCTTGAGTAGACCTTCGTTATTCTCCCCTATCTCGGAGAACATGATCTGGTAAGCATCCGTCAGGTTGGAAATCTTACCTTTCAACGTCTCCGCCTGTACCTCCTGCATCTTGTAGAACTTGCCGCCCTCGGACGTCATGTCCTTAAAGACCTTCTCCACCATAGAGAACGGCACAAGACGCTTGGAAATCTTATCGAACACGTCGCCCACGGTGATACCTTCCTCACCCAGGGCGACGAACTGCTTTCTCAATTCTTCGAGGATGGGGATGCCAGCCTCCGTCAGCTGCCGGACTTCCTGTCCGCGAAGGAAACTCGCAGACCGGATCTGGCCGTATGCCAGCACCAGGCGGTCCATCCCGACACCCAGACCGGCGGATACGTCCGCCAGCATCTTCGTCGTGTCGTACAACTCCCCGACCGGAACGGAGAACGCGGAGAGCTGCTTTACATAGGACATCAAGTCCTTGAACTGGAACGGCGACTTCACCGCCAGTTCCTTGATCTGCCCGAAAAGTTCGCCAGCACGCGAGGTGTCTTGGAGTATCGCGCCCAACGTGACCCTCTGCATCTCGAACTCCGCGCTCACCTGGGCCAGCGTCTTGACCAGCCGCGTGGCTCCCACGACGGAGAAGTACGTGGCCGCCATCGACGCCATCTGCTGCCACAGGCGGGAAGTGGACATCAGCGTGCGGCGCCCCCTCTCCTGGAGCTGGTTCAACTTCTCCTGCGCGATCTGCGTCTTGATGGCCGCCTGGGCCTCCTTCTCGCGGTTGACCGCGTTCTCCCGGGTAATCTGCGAGGTCGTGGTCTCTACGGCCTTCCTCCGGGCCTGGGCCGCACGCTCCGCATCCGTCGCAATCTTCTCCTGCGTCTTGGCGTTGTCCGCGAGTATCTTATTCGCGTTCCGCTGGTTGGCCACGTCGGCAGACGACACGGAAGAAATCTTCTGCTTGATGTCAAGGATCTGCGATAGGTTCGCGTTCAGGTCCTGCGCTGTCTTGAGTACGTCTTTGACCTTCGCGTTGAACTCCGCGTCATCGACGATCAGTTTGAAATTAAGTTCTTCTATCGTTGCCATTGTTTCAGTCCTCTAATGCGCCGCCGAAGATCTCGTCCACGGTCGGGCCCATGTCTTTCTTCCGCTGCTCCTCTCTCTCACGCATCTTCCTTTCGTATGCCTCCCGCATCTTCTCCGTCGCATCGTCCACGTCCTCCTGGGTGGCACGGCGGCCCTTCGGTTTCCCCGCATCGCTATGCTTGAACAGGGTGTGCGGAAGGTCCGCGCTCATTATCTCGATCTCCGGCATAGTAAGACGGCAACGGTAGTAGAAGTTCCTTATGCCCCAGCGGTAGCCGCCGAAACAGGGGAATTTTTCAATGAAAGCCGCTTCGTTGCCGAAAGAAGTTCGGCTCGGTATTGCTCGGCTTCCATCTCCGTCATCTTCCTCCAGTCCGTCCTCATATCCGTCGAGAATGCCATAATCATCCAATGTGGCATAAGCGGAAGTTTTTTTTTACCCTCCTGGATGATCGGCAGCATCTGGTCGTCCGTGTATTCGCGCAAATAAGCCCAAATGCGCCACTTCAACGGATAGACCAGTATAATCTTCCACCAGCAGTTCAGGGAGATGATTACGGCCTCCTTGATTGCGAAATACGGCTCGATGCAAAGGGACTTCAAGGTTTCCCCGGAGTCCTTCGGCATCTCCGCGTCACGCTCTACCCAGAGCCTCGTCAACCGCTCCATCGTATACGGGTGGATGTTCGTTATCCTTACCTTCCTTTTCGTTCCTGGTATCGGCACTATGACGGGGGTGTTGTCCATCAACTCCCCGTACCGGATGCGTGCTGCTCTTGAAACTTGCTTCGTCATAACTCGGACTTAAAGAAAAAGGGCGAAGGGCGCAGGCCCCTCGCCCCATCGGTTAATTGCGTTTCGACAGGTTAAGCAACCTTCTCGACGACCGCCCAGTCACCCTGGGTGCCACCCTTGTCCGTGTTGGCCAGGATGGTGCCGGAGAGACGCAGGTAAGCGGGGGAACCGCTCTCAAAGACCGGGGAGATGCGGAGGTTCACCCGGGCGAAAGCCAGGGCGCGGGTCACCGCGTCGTTCTCGATCATGATGGTCGCCTCGACCTGCTTGGACTCCATGCCGTATGCCTTACCAGCATAGGTCGTCCCCTGCTGGCCGACAATCGGATTGGCGGAAGCGATGGTCGCGCCGGCTTCGTAGAAGATGGAGCAATACTCCGCGGCGATGACCGGGATGTTGCCCTCGAAGGTCCACTCACCACGCTCCGAGATGGAGGTGTCAATGGTCGCGCCGGAGTTCTGGTCGATCTGGATGTTGTCCTCCGTGTCGTCCGCTTTGGACATCGTGAAGGAATCCTTGAGGGTGAAAATTTCGTCCGCACCCTCGAAGGAAAGGTCGGCCCATTGGATGCCACCCTCGTTGGCGCCGGACGCCTGCTTGGTCGTGGCAAAGGGCAGGACGGAGAACTTGCTCTGTCCCTTAAAGAGCTTGGTGAGGAGAGACTGTGCCCAACTCTTGTCAGCTCCGTTCATGAAGTGAACAGTCTGTGCTGCCATAGGTCTTATTCGTGTTTAATGATTATTGAAAAATTTACTATCCGTGCGGTGTAACCGTAGTCGTCCGGTACGTCCGGGAGGACCGTCGGCGTCGTGGAGATCATGTATCTGCCAACCTCGGCCGGCATCACTTCCAGCAAACGGCGGTACATCTTCGAGAGTTTAGCCGTGTTGCTCGCATTCGCCGCGTCCTTCGCAAAAAGGTCAACCGACAGTTCCGTGTCGCCATAGGCGGCAAGGTCTCCAATCCCCGTCGTCAGCGAAACGACCGCGAAATCGTTACCCTGCGGCTTGGCCTTCGGGCGGCCGGAATAAACGGTCCCGGTCACTCCGCCGTCCAACACTATCGCCTTGACGGTATTAACAAGGTCGGTCTGGTCAAATACGTTCATCATACGGGCAGACGCTGGAAGTAATAGTCAAAGTCCTCCGATTTCAGGTCGCGGACCGCCTCGCGCATCATCTTGAACTCCGCAGACAACTTGAAATAGGTCGGCGGGACGACGCTGGCGAGGACGATGCCGCACCAGCCCGTCGCAGGGGCCTGGCCGCGGACATCGTTCAACAGCTTACCAGCCTTCCCCCGAACCTCACGTCCGGCCTTGTCGGTGTCACCCGGGGCCGGGTTGATCCTGCGGGCGACCTCTACCCCGTTGTGGAGCAGGACCCAGCCGTAGGAGTCACGCATCAGTTCGTGGTGCGGGTGGTGGTACTGGACGCCTCCGACAATCTCGTCGTGATGGGCCAGGCAGTACGCCATGCCGGCGTCAAGCAGCGCCGACATACCAGCCAGGATGTGATTGTCCATCCGGCTGATTGACGTGGCGAAAGCCTGGTCGATCTTCTTGGCGTTCTGTTCCCTGTATCCCATTGTCAGTTGCGGATTTCGTTGCACCAGATGTTCGTCCCCCAGTTCGAGTTCGTCTTTTTGATTACCGTACAACGGAAAGTCCTGTCGTAGTCGGTCATCTCAAGGATGTCGCCGTAGTAGAGGGGCGTGATGAACATCGGGCACGCGAGCATGAAGTCCGAGGTCGCCACGTCGCCCGCGGTCTGCGAGTTACGGGTGTTGGTCCGAAGGCCGTAGTTTATCTCCGTAACCGGGTCAAGCGTAACGAAGGAACCATCCGCGTTGAACTGCGGGTCCCCATCTATCTGGTAGACCAGGGACAGCGGGACCTTCGCATACACCGCGTCGCCGTTGGCGTTCACGACAGGGTTGCCGAGTTCGTCAAGGGAGGCGCGGTAGACCGTGAGTTTATGCGGGAACCTCGGGTTATACATCTCAATAGATGGGCTTCATGATAATCGTCCCGACGTCCTGGGTGGCAAGCCCCCACTTCTCGTAAAGGGCCTTCGCCAGAGCCTTGAAATAGCCCCGGTCAAAGACGTTCTTCACGCTCCGCTGGCGCTGCCACCCGGCATCGGATTCGTATTCGCCCGTGGACGAGACGGAGGAACTGGCAAGCCAGGTATAGAGGTCCGCGAGAGAAAGGTCCTTCTGCATCTCGGTCAGCGAGGCGTATTCAGCACCGGCCGCTATGCCGCGGTCTGCGAGGATCGCCATGAGGGCGGATTCCGGGATGTCGTAGTCGACCTTGCCTTTCAGGTATTGCTCGATGGTGTATGCCATTTCCTTCGTCCTTTACACGGTTACACTTTCGGATTTATGCCCTACGCTTCGTTCGGGAAAAGGTAGAACATCAGCTGCGGCTTGTCCGGGACTACGAGAGTGGTCATCTCGGAGTTGTAGGACAGGCACTTCTTCACGTAGTCCTTGCCGATGGTGATGGCCAGCTTACGACCGTAGTAGTAAGCGTACTCACCGCCTTCCAGCAGGATGGGCTCGACGGTCAGGATCTCACCGATGTTGCCATCGGGGACATACACGACCACGTTGGACTCAAAGGCGTCGAACACGGGACGGACCAGCTTCTTGTTGGTGTTGTCCCACTTCTCGACGCTGCTCTGGGTGTCCCAAGCGACGAACTTGGCGCCGACGATGAGACCCAGCACCTCGACCTTGCGGTCACGCTCGACGTTCGACACGGCGGCAGCCGCGACGGAGGCGTCGGTGGCCAGCGGATAGAGGTTGGAGGCGATGGCGGCGATGACCTTGCTGTGGCCGAGGATGGCGTCAAGGTAATCGTAGTTCACCTCGAAGTGGCCACGGCTGACACCCTTGCGGCGGGCGCCCTGGACCATCGCTTTCAGGTCAGCGACGGGGTCGGCGGCGGAACCTTCGACGGCCAGGGTGGAATCGGTCCACCAGCGGGCGGTGTCCGCCAGGATGGTCTTGTTCTGCGTGGGAACATGGGCCGAGAAGGTGGCGTTCTTGATGCCCTGGGGGTTGTTGGTGTCGGTCAGCGTCAAGGCTCCGCGGGAGACCATCTGGTGACGCTGGTAGGTGATGGAGTTCGTGTGACGGCCGACCAGGCGGAGGAAAATCTCGCCCAGCGCGACGCCGGCACGGCTGACGATCTCGGAACGGGACACGCTGCGGCGGTCCTCAAGGAGGCGCAGCTTGCGGAGTTTGTCCTCGTTGTAGTATTCGACGGCCTTCATGCGCGGGATCT